AGGAGTTGACCAGATGCCATTGGCTTATCTTCTATGCCAGCATCTAACCAAGCGTATCTAACCAAAGATCCTATTGACCATGAGTTTTCTTCATAGTTATAAATGACATATCTGGATATTTCACCAGTGTCATCTTCGATGCTAGGATAAAAAAACCAAACCTCTCCAAATTCTGCGTTTAACGACATAAAACATTTGAACGCCTGATCCAAGTTTAAGTCATTGAACACATATTCTTGTACTGAGCATGGCAATCTATTAACTGATCCATTGTAAAAATAAAATCCTGTCTTGCTTGCAAAGTAAACTCCATTTGGAGCGTTAATTGCGCCCTTTGGAGAAACCAGTCCTGCGCCCTCGTTGATGAGATTCAATGCAAACGTTAAAGGAGGCCCAATAAAATTCATTGAGTAAAGAGAGGTGTCAGTCCAGATCAGCACTTCCTGTCTGGATTTTAATCCCCCAATAATTAAAGAGCCTGAAGACAATCGAACAGATCCTGCTGAGTTTGTTGTCGTTGTCTCAAAATCTAATTCGTTTTCAGAGTCAGAGAAAGCAACCAGCATTGGATCAATTGATCCAGTTCTTGAACTGCCAGAAAGTGGATCTGCGCCCAAGACAATTAAATGTCTATCTGTCTCAGAGGTAATCACCTGTAACCCAACAGTTGGCACTTGATTTGCGCCACTTACCCCAGACAAGTCTGCTGCCCTTACGCTGGTTCCACTGTTTTCTACCCACCTGTAAATACCAGCACCCCTGACGTTAATTATCAGGTCTTCACCAAAATTATCGTGTGTCCATATTCTTAACTGATTGACAGATGATATTGCAGAGGCAGATCCAAAAGTTCCTGCCCCCCATGTCCCTACGCCCCAGCCAGTGCTTTTGACGTAATCATCTAGGCCCACGTTTATTTGATATGCACCAACTACACTGCCACCACCATTACCTGAGTCTGATGCGTTTGCAGTGACAGTTGCCCCAGATGTGTCTTTGGCCGTGATAGTATAGGCGTTTGCGCTAGTGACCAACAGAATTTGATATTCTTGATTGAGAACAGCAGCAGTTACAAGGCCACCTAAACTGGATGCTCCTGAGAAAGTAACAAAGTCGTTATTCTCTGCGCCATGCCCTGTGTCTGTGACTGTTATTGTTGATGAGCCATTGGTTGCTGCAAAAGTAACATCGCCAGCAGAAGTCGTAGATCGCAAAGGTGTAACGTCATAATAGGTTTCACCTTCTTTTATGTAGTATTTGAAGGTTGTTCCAATACCAATGTATCGAGTGCCACCCAGAGAAATCCATGAGTGAAGTGCTCTACCTAATCCCAGAAAAGAATTAGTTCCTGACTTAAGCCATCCACCTATTTTTTCGACAAGACCTTTGCGAAACCTGACTAGGTTCCCATCAACCCAACCACCTTCAGCAGAATAGTTGGTGTTCTCTTTGTCGATCCCTGCTTTGAAGTTGAGTTTTGCGAATGGCATGTATCATGCTAATCGAATAATTGCAGCAGTTGCGTTTGCAGCAGGAAATACAATGGTAAAGTTTCCAGCAGTGCTAGTCTTATCTCCACCAAAATCCACAACACAAACAGCAGGATCGCCTGATGCGCTGTCATTGTATATCATACAAGAACGTGCCGTTACGGTGGCCGTCCCAAATGTAAGATCTGAAAAATCACATAGAGCTGTAGTGCCACTTGAGGTTGGAGTTACAGAGGTTAACGCTGCTCCACCACTTGTATAGTTCGTGCCACTGGCTTCCTGACTGGTGCTAAATGCAGTGGTTGTTGCGCCCATTGTTGCGCTGCTAGTGTATAAAGCAAGTTTAAAAGTGTTTCCACTTGTCGCTGTGAAGTTGTGGACTCCTTTTAACGCTTCAACTTTAAAGGAAGTGCAGATAGCAGAGGTCGTAGCCATGTCAAAGCTCCTTAACAATTTTTGCCATATCTTCATGACCTTGGCTGTTGAGAAGCCCCACTATTGTGGTGCGATCACTGATTATAGCGTTCTTAATTCCTTCCAATATTATCTGATAAATGTAATTTTTAAAAGCCAAAGCTTGTTGTCGAATGTGGTCAGGAGCTTGCTCTGAAACCCCACAAATCTTGTCAGTAAGTATTTTCGCCCAAAATTCTGGATCATGGCCTTTGTTGACTGTTGTCTCGACTGTAATTTTTCCCAAATCTGCAAAAGCTTTATCTTCAAGCATACTTTTTTCCTGCATTTTTGTTTCGTGGAAAAGATCTGTTAGTGCTTGGTTTTTGCACAGAAAGGTTGCTTAACTTGAAGTTGGAAGGATCGCCATCTTTGTGATGAACGTCTTTGCCATCACCTTTGTGAACTAAACCTTTTTTCTCCAATAAGCCTCTGGCTTTGTTTCTTGCTGCCCTGCGTTTTTTTTGTTTTGGGCTGCTGTGATAATTTTCGTATTCTTTTTTATAATCTCTACCCATAGCTATCCTTTATATGGTTCTGGGGAGCTTATTTGCTCTGGCATTTCTATTCCATTCTCTGCCATTTTAACAGGCAACTCAGAGACATTGCACACCAACCATTTATCTGATGTTGGCATTGCCACCTTGGGGTCAGGCAAACGATGGTAGCCATACAGCCTTTCATGTAAAGGCACGTTCTGATCCAGTAAAGTTGATTTGGGAGAAGAGCCAATTACGATGTTTTCTGACATACATTTAGCAATCCAAAACTCAACGCAAGCTCTTCCAGCTTCAGCAAAATGCAAATTGCTTTTGTAGGAGTAATCCAAGCCATACAAATCAAGCTGGCCCACTTTACACCAGTAAGCAAAAGCTAAGGCGTAAGCTACTGTGTTATTGAGGTAAGCACATTTTGCGTGGTTTATAACTTCGTCAACTGGATACTTGACCAAGGCTGGCACTCTGGAATCTAACTCACAACTGTAGATTGGAACCTTGAGATTTGGCAGAATCTTACGCATGACATCTGTCTGTCTTCCTGCGTCATCGCTGTCTAAAAAACGAGAAGCTGGATCGAGCATAAACAAACGATCCACTCGAAATGCTGCTGCTGCTGAATTTATTCCCCAGACTTCATCGTATTCAACAGAGTTTTCTAACCCTATAACAAAATCTATTTGCGAATGTCCTAATCCAACAATCGCAACTTTTTTGTCTTTCAGGGATTTTACAGGACGCACTAAGACACGCCTTGCCGAAGCAAGTCGTATCGATATTCATCTCTGGTTTCTCTGCCTTCGCTAATATTTTTCATCCTTGCCACTGCCTCTTTAAATCGTGCTTCGAAATTACCTATAACATCAGGAGTTTCTTTTAAGAAAATAGCTCCCTCTGTTAAGGCTCCATAAAGTAAGGCATCAGGATGGTCGCTTGACAGAACTGTAGTTCCAGAATCAGAGCCAGCAGTCAAGCTTGCTGGCTTGTGTAAATAATGTAGCTCAACAGTGTAAGCTGCATCAGGAATAGGGGCTAACTCGAAAGCAGTCTCATCAAACAAGCTGTAATATTTTGGTCTTCCAGTTGTTGCAGTCGATGAGGAATATTCTTTGATAAAACTGGGATGTTTAAAATCCAAGTAGTGGTATGTGCTAGAGGAAATTACTGCCAAGCTGAAAGGCGCATAAAAATCGTCTGGAGTTGCCAGAAAACGATTACTGCTTGCAGTCGCTCCTTGAACATTCTTTCTTTGTTCAGGAAGCTGAACCATTTTAAAGATTCTGCTTTCGCTTTCTTTAATGAAGTTATTCAGGTTGTTCGTAAAGGTAGTTTCGCTTACCTCCAAATAATCCTGAATGGCAGTCTTTAATGTTGCTAATGTAAAACTCATGTCGTAATTGTCACGCTTCCAACGCTACAAGTCACCTCAAAAGTATCTAATTGCGCTCCCAGTTTACCATTACCCACATTGGTATAAACAGTAAAAAAATTGCCATCCTCATCAGTATCAGGTCTTGCATCCCTAATCGCTTGTGGATCGACAGGGGTTGCTCTTCGATCTATCTGGGGGTGTTTAGGACTCCACTGATCTGGGCCAACAAGTAACCCATCCCATGTTTTTTTCATGTCTTTCAGGCGATATCTGAATCCTGTGATATCACAAATTCCATAAGCATATTTACCAGTAGAGAAAGATGACATTACGCTGTGTTGTAACCTCTGAAATTTGGGGCTACATAAAAAGAAGCTCTTTCCTGATCAGTAGACAAAGCCCTTATAAACTCTTCTTCGTAAATTTGTTTTAAAAAATTTGTCTTATCAGGAGCGCGTTTCATTGAAAGATAGTAAGCCAAGCCAGCAGCCAGACAGGGATAAAACCTAAAAGGCATGTCTAACGTGTTGGTTGCTGCGTCTGCATCATCCATTCTTGTCAGAACATTCATGTAAACAGTATATGTGTCCGATTTATCAGGCACAGGCCAAAGGGTAATCGTGGGCGTAATTTGTTTATCAACGAATATCTGGCTTGGTTTACCAGTGGTGCTCTTTGTAGCAATATGGCTGTATTCAGCTCTGCTCAATTTAGTCAGTGGCAAATCTGTTGCTTCAGATCCAATGGTTTCTCTTACAAACGCATCGAGCACATCAATAGGAGCAGTCGCGTTTGTAGAATCAATATTGTACTCGCCATCATCCTTAACCAGCGCGACAGTCTTTTCTGTAATCGTCCACTGGTTTAATCCTCTGTTTGCCCACTCTGCAAGCATGAGGTTTAACGATCTGGTTGCTGTCTTGAGGTCGTATCCAGTTCTTAACTCAATGCCACATCTTTCAAATGCTTCCTCTATATACTCAGCAACATCTGGTTCAAAGTTTTTAGAATTACTTGTAGCCATTTAATCCTCGTATAAATTGTTGAAGGTAATTGATGGATCAAGATAACTTCA